CGGGGGATAGTCCGTTGGTTACGTCCGTGACGGTTGGAATAATTGCACCGGTATGTGTGGTTGCTGTTAGGGTAACGGTGTCCGACCCGGCATCGAAGGTTGAGAACCCGGTTGCCTTAAAGTCAGCCACACCAGCCACACTGGAACCAGCACACTGTTGGATATCTACCTGAAATAGATCAGTGGAGTATTTACTGTCGTAGTAGTTGGCGGTAACCACGGAAAACTCGCGCTCAACATGCAAATGGGTTGTGGGATCACTAATGCTAACCACCAAGTCCCCTAATGTCCCCGTGTCCGTAGCGTCCAAATGAATGCGGTAACAGCCGTCCCTGTCATAACTGATAGCAGTTGCACTGTTGCGAGCGGAGCGAGCACCACCGGCTTTTGACAGGTAGACGGTCATGGAACCGGCCAGGGCAATCTCGTTGGTCGCAGCATCACTGACATCCAGAAAGGGTCCGATATTGATGTAACGAGCTGTAGATTGTTTGAGTTCGATCATACCTTTGAAACGAATTGAAGTTTGTTGGTGCCCTCACTAACCACTTGGCAGGTCAATACTTCAGTGCCAGTAATGGTGTATTCTTGATTGAAGTTATTCCACGTGGGATCGACGCGGAAGATAATGGTATCACTACCGTTGTGAGGTTTAAATTTTAAGTAGGAACCGACTGGGTGTTCGCTGATGTTATCAACGCCAGTAAAGTCGTAGTTGTTGTCCGACTCCCAGTTTTCGATGGTGGTCTGCCCCCAATAAATATCAGTGTTACCGTTGGCCTCGTTAATAACCCGTTGGTGCCACTCAAAATCAAAGTCCTCAAAAGAGGGTAGTAGTAACGGAGTCGCGCCGTTAAGATTAACGAAAAATGAAAAGGTGTCAGTTGAAAGATTAGTGGACGACCAGTCACGCAACTCAAAGCCATCACGACCCAAAGCGTTAGTGTACTGATCCTGCCAGAGACGAGAAATGGAACCGCCGGAACCATCGATAGTCATTTTATCTATGATGGTATTGCTCTCACTATTCATTGAAGCGAAGTTTTTAAAGAAAGCTCCACCGTTATTTAGGTTTACGTCACCTAATGTGAAATTGATATTAGACCAATAATTGTAGTCCATGCCACCCGATAGCTTATACAAAGCCCAAGGCGTAGGATTCAGGTATATGACCGATCCACTGCCCTTACGTGGGTTAGTGATGGTCAGGTTGTTATAAAAGCTATTGTAGCACTCATACCACGGACCCAACGCTAGGTTACGGAAAGCGGTGATAGTGCAATCGGTAACACTTTGGAATGTGCCCTTCTGGTTAAAGATATGGATGCCCGCGAAACTGTTCTCAGCGGTTTCCAAATCAGCCAGGTCTTTCATTACACCACTAACCGATTGATCCAGGCAATTGAATGTGCAGCCGCGAACGATAGTGTCCTGATAGAAGTCATATAAGCCGAATGGACTAGTTAATTGACTCGCATTATCATCCCCATTCTTACTGTGGGTCGCAGACTCAATGCCGCTGTTACTAAAATCACTAAAGGTGCAGTTCTCGTATTCCGCATCGGCACTCATGCTCACAATGGAGCTGTTGGATGCACTGAACACGCAATTGGTCATGCGGTATTTTTCACAGCCCAAGCCGCCCCAGTAAGCTATCTCGCCCCTAATGTTCTTTGCACGAACATTGTCCAATAATACGTTACGAGTATTCCAAAACCCATACATGAGCTTTTGGCTAATATCCCACTGATAACGCTTTTCGTCCAAGCTATACCAGCGTTTACCCGTGGATACCGGAGTGGCCGTCATGTCCACATCCACGTTCTTTAGCACCACGTTTTCCACGTTGCTATTAGGATCAGAACACAACCAAAAGCCATAGCGTTTAATGTTGGCTACGTCGCTGTCGTTGGCTGGGTTCCCACCCGGCGAATGTAATACGGTTAGGTATTCCGTTCCGGGGCGATTGTGCCACAAGCGACAATTGATAAAGGTTGATGGAGCACCCCCACCGTCAACGTCACCACGTATGGTAATATTACTAGAGTCACCCGTTATAAGGGCACTGGAATAAGACTGACCGTTGACCACCTTGAGGTAAGTGCCATCAAAGGTAACAGCCGGGTCAGTTGGATAAATAGTATAGGTTCCCGCTGGAACGTATATCTCAGCATAGTCAGCCGCCTTAGCAGCAGCAATGGCCGCCCCGAACGCATTCCAGGAATTAGTGGCACCGGTATTGTCGGCACCGTGATCGGTAACAACGTTAATCGTGGTTACACTGGATCGGGTATCGGTGGTTACTTCACCGTATTGCCATTCCGTATAAACCGGGCTGGCACTATCCCTGACAACACTGTCGTAGTTAGTTATGTAACAGGCTCGATACTCATAAGTAGTGCCCTCAGTGAGTGTTACATCGGTATAGCGATTAGCTTCCCGAATGCCCACCCAAATGAAATTAGATTCGATGTCTTGAGCGTTACCCAGATTGGGAGTAGGAAAGCTACCACCGGATTTGCGCTGTAATATGCAAGGATTTTTCCAGTTAGCCGAATCGTCCACCCACTGGATATTGGCGTGCATCCAACCACTATCCACTATCGTCATCGTGTGAACCGGGGATGGGCTGGGAACAACATCCCGAAGGACTATTCCGACCATGCTTAATGTGGGTGCTAACAGCATTAGTGTTTTGTTACCAATACTTCCGGGTTGTCTTGCTTGAACTTTTTGACGTTGGAGTCATCCTGCCAAAAATACTTATCCTCTTCCTGCCAACGAAACCATTGGCGAGCATCATAGGATGCTGTGTGTTGACCCAAACCCTCGACCATGCCAGCTTTGCCCTGGTTCTCTTTGCCGAGTTCGCGGCGTTTCTTTAGGTAGTGGAACTTTTCCAGTTCCCTGCCCTCTCGCAGTTCCCAGTAAAGTCCTTCTAAGAACTTCTTTTGCTCTACCTCGGCTTTAACTTGGGGATCAACTTTTATTAACATATTAACGAAAGTAGTGAGGCTGACCCCGGATTGACAGGGCCAGCTCTCACAGAATGTGTTAGTTCAGGTTGAGAGACGCGCTTCCGATATCAATGATATCAAAATAAACGTCCAACTCACCTGCGGTAATGTCAGACAATGCACCTGTAGCGGCCTGCGTATTGAGACTCACCATCAAGTCATCTCCTGAAGATCCGAAAGACCCAGCCAGGGTTACGGGAGCACCACCGATAGCAGCGATCGCGACACCGGCAGTCTTTGCGTCCGTATCTGTCAGGAAGTTATCATCATCACCATCGGTTCCCACTGAATACGTTAGTGTTCCATCGGTAGCAAATGCCGTACTGACATCCGCTACACAACGGGCAACAACGAATTTAGATGGCAGATCACTGCCGGTGAATTCGATGGTAGCAACGTCACCGTCTGTAGAATTTGCGGAATCATTCACATCAGAAGCCTTGATTTTCACACCGTGTGTAAAAGCCGAGTTTTCAGGAAGGCGAACGAGCCGTGGAACTGTAATTGCAATATTAGCCATTTTTTAGTTCTTTCTATTAAGAGGTTGCAGAGAATTTACCAAGAGCCTGTGGGTGCTTCACACAAAGTGACAAAATCACTTCAGCGAAACCACGTGGTCCTGCGCCTTGGTCTTCCAGGTCCTTCATAACCGGGGCCTTCATGTAATAAAGGCTCAAGTAATCAGGGTCGATCAGGTAACCGCGAGCGGATGCCTGTGCCGTGAGAGTAGTATCACCAGTAACACGACCGTTAAAGAGCGTAGGAACCACAAAGATCCGTCCGTAATCGCCAACGTATTCGTCAACGCGGAAGGTAATGTTATGCTCCTTGGCATCTTGATTAACAGTGTAAGGGTTACCCGCTCCACCACCAACGCTGCGCTGCAAGTTAGTTACCGCTGAACGCAAGTTAGGACCAGCTACGAGAGTCGTGCGTGACATATCATTACCAGAGTTCTCATACATTGATTGGAGAACGCCGTTAATGTCGGAGTCAGCGAGTGATCCCGTGGCAGTCGTGTTGATGTTGCCTGCTGGTGTCAGATAAGCAGTCGGAACTGGATTAACTGATTGAGCAGTGGATTGTAGCCATTTGCCGATACCGCGAAGAGCAGTAGGGTTGCTGGCTGACATCTCCTGGTCAGAACAGATAGCACTCTCAATGTCTCTCTTGAGTTCTACCATACAACGAGCTTTGGATTCGGCTACGTCAGAACCGTGACCGGCTGTGTCTGTAGCTTCCTGCTCGGTAGTTACCATCCAAGAACGACGAATCTTTTGTTGGTAGTTACCAACGCGTTCGCGATTCTTAGTCTTGTTATCGAAATCAGTAACGTCAGCTCCCTGTTCTACTGCGTCGAACTCAGGCACATCATATGCGTCGAGTCCCCACTCAGTAAAAAGGTTACCGGGTTTGGCTGATTTTCCAGCCAAGGATGTTACTGGTGTTTTTTCGGGTTCCAATACTGAAAGTAGATCCAGTAGATCTTCCCGATTGACGGTTGAACCGTCACCGTAGGTGGTTGCACCTGCCATTATATTATCTCCTCTATTTTAATTTAGTTAGAACGAGAGAACCTATTGCTTAAATATATTTATAGCTTGTTTGCTGCTGACGTTGCCTGTTCTAATGAGCTTTCTTGTCTGCTTAGTTGCTGACTCTTCAGGTGTTCTTGGTTGAGCTACTGTGCCCGTATCCACGGGGGCCTTGGGTGGAGTGCTCTTGATGGTAGTTTTCTTAGCTACCTTCTTGGGCGTTTCCTGTGCCTTGGCTTCCGCGTCTTCCGCCATTTTTCCTCTGACTGCCAATGCTGCTACACCCGCTGCTTCTGGGAACTCAAGTTCGAGCTTCTTTAGCATAGGGCTATTTATGGTCTGCTGGGCAAACTCATAGTAGGGATCGGTTTCGTCGGTGAAGAATGAGTATTTCTTTTCCACTGCCTGTCTGTAATTAGAGACATGTGTAAGCACCTGTCTCTTCTTAGGTATGGCCCGGTAAGTTTGACGAGCGTTTTTACGGATGTCTATCAGTTGTGATTTACTAAGCTTTTGATCGCCCACTACCCACACTGCGTTTCCGTCGTCGTCATACTCTGGATCACCATCAAGGATCTCATCTACCTGATCTTCCGCATCCTGCGCTTGTTGTTCCAACTGATCCAGTTGCTCAACGGATGTTACCTGATCGATGGTAGGTGTTTCCTGTGGCTTGCCTTCCTCTAATGAAGCTATACGGGCTTCCAGTTCCTCCTCCCTGGCTTTGTTCTGTGCAGTGATCTTATCAATGCGCTTCACATACCATTCAGGATCATTGGATTCCTGCTCTACCTCTTGCGAGTCGTTATCAACTGTTAAAGAACTATCATTGTCCGAGTTATCCTCGGTCGGCTCGGATTCCTCGACAGGTTCGATAACGGGTTCTTCTCGACTTATTGCGTCGTTATCGTCCTGCGTGTCTTCCGGTGCGTCTGGTGCGGGTGGAGTAACAAACATATTTGCCAATTCACTGCCGCTTATACTTTTTCCCGCAGATTTTTGTGAGGGTTCCTGCGTGTCCTCGCCCGCTGTTTCAAGTGGAGCGTCCACCGTTGTTGTATCTGTCATACCCGAGCTTTAGGTGCTCGTAACCTATGTTAAGTTTCCGTCTGTAGTAAGATCTCATCCAGAACAGCTACCGCTCCCAATGCCTTATTCTGGCTCTGGTCGTAGTCACTGTTGTAGGCAAGACGTATGAAGCGTTCTCGGGTCTCTGATAGAGCTTCCCGATAGGCTTGAAAGTCGTCGTTCTCACGTAGTCGTTGCAGAATCGGTTGTAGATCCTGCTGAAATTCTTTTTTGGCTTTTGGGTAGGGCTTCATCGTGCGTTCATGTTCCCTGGTTGTGTTCCAATTCTACCGATTTGTGCGTTCTCACGTTGCTGATCGATAAATTCCAGCTGCTTCATATGCTTCTCTAATCTAGCCCGGAATGGATCTTCCTCATTTTGCATCCGCGATTGAACGTCCGTTGCCGGGATCTCCTCAGAACCTTGGACGAACTGTTGCACCACCTGGCGGCGTAGTTGAGTATTAACACCCTGCTCAGGTAGGTCGACATCCATGCCGGAATACATCTGCTGTAGCATTTCACGCTCTTGGCGAACCTCATCTTGAGTAGCCTGTTCCTCGGGCTTAACCATACTCTCAACCCAGGTTGGGTCGATAATCTCTAGTCCCTTTTGTAACAGCGCATCCCAGTTACCACGTGCATTGCGGTCAGCCGCACTGAATAGCTCAATGGCTGATTTGATCTTTTCACGCTGTAACTCGGGTTCCTGACTCAGTGCATCAAATTCAAGATAAAAGTCGTAGTCCTCACTGGGGTTCTTGTGGAACTCTTGCGGATGCACCGTGTTAGACCCCATGACCCGGAAGGTGATAACCTCGTCACCGTATTGCTGGTATAACCACCAGATGTGACGATAGACCTGCTGCCAACCTCGTAACCACTTATTGATATTAGCCTGTTTCTTGGCCCGGACTTCGTTGGCGTGTTCCTGATCCGTTGTTAGTCCCGTGTAGTTACGAGCCACATCAATGATCATTTCCCGCATCTCCTTGGACGCAGCATCATGCCGGGGTGGATCAGCCCAACCAGCCTCACCTTGACGACTCACGGGCCACTTGGCACCCGGACCCAATTCCGGTGGGGTGCGACCCATAATATACCAGAACGGCGGTAGAGTAGCCATTGAACCACGATCAATCTCATTGTCGTAGTAGACCTTGGCTATACGCTGAAAGTCACCCGCATTGTCAGGAATGCCCCTGGAGTTAAATGAAAGCCTGCTGGTCTTCTCTCTGCTGAAATCCCAAAACGGATAACGACCTTTCAGATGGTACGGTGATAGACCATGCTTGGCGTATTTAGCACCGGATTCCGGTGTGTATTCGGGGCAGAAGATTGTCTCATAGATGCCAAGAATACCGTCTTTATTAATCAAACGCTGGTAACACCAAACGACCTTAATCAAGCCCTCATCGTCGTCTTGATCAAGGTTTATATTAAAGCGGTCACGATTGCGCTCGTAGGAGTTCCAGTTCGTGGAGTCCTGTCCTCGGCACTTCTCAATAACCGCATCCACCCAACGTTGATTCCACCCATCCGACCCAGCATACTCTTGTAGCTCTTGAGCAGTCTTATACTCCACCCTGAAGACATATGGTGCCGACTGTATGTTGGCTGCTGACTTCGGGTAGAGGATGTCCTCACCTTTTCTGAATACGCGAACACACGGTCTATTCACCGTTGTTCCGACTCTGGGCAACTCTGCTTCTCCGGTATTTCGCAAGCTTGTTATGGCATTGGCCACTATTGCGTCTCCCGCATCTGGATAGCTAGCTTGGAGGAGTTGCCGCAAATCTTCTTCAAAAAGAGGGTCATGGATGGATTCAGGATCGATACCCTGTTCCAACAACGTCCTGGCGATATCTTGAGCTGTGACCTTCTCGGCATACCGGCATGTTCGCCGGTCCCAAAAAGTTCCTACTACATAACCGCCCTTTTCTGCCCAGTAGTTAGCCCCTAATTCCGTCTCGTCCGGTAGCTCGTCCATCTGAGAACCAATGAGCCACTTCAT